ATAGGGTTGAGAGCTGCTTGCTTACGAGTTTGGATTGAGTTGTCGTCTGAAACCTCGTTAAAATAACTAAGCAAATCATTGACCCCATCTAAACCTTTACGCTTCTCCTTTTTCTCAGGTGGCCCCATAAAAGCCTCCTTCATGTTTAAAATGTCCTCAGTAAAATCAAATGCCATAATTAAAAGTATAGAGTTTTACCTTATGAAAGTCAATCGACTAGAGACGCGTCAGGATTCTGCAAAGCACCACTCAAAAACTTCATCGAACGTCTGGGTCCGTTGTGCGATTTATCCCCGTCCTTTGGTGGATCTACGGCTACTAACCCCAATCTTTGACGCGCACAATCGAGAGCAAGAAAAGCTGCATCAGCAAGATCGGGACTCCTCCCGAACCTAGCTTTAAACTCTGGTTTAGATTCTATCTTCATGCGGAGGGTCGTTCCCTTCACATGATCGTAGTTCCTCGCTGTGATTTCTTGGGCGAGGTCGCTGTTCACCCCATAAACCTGCCGTGTGCGCATCAATTCTTTCCCAACAAACCACAGTTCTGAAACCCTGTTCACGTAGAGTTCAGTCCCGATCATCTGGCTATTCGCGCTAACTCGCTTATCACTAGCTTTCCCACCAAAAGAAATACGCATAAATCGATTTGACCACTCGCCAGCGAGGACATCGCAAAAGGGCGCACCCGCTCCAGTGGCATCGACACTGACATTCTCTGGTAGGATCTTTAGCTTTTCGCAATGTTCACGAATCTGTCTCACTATCTGGTAGGTTCGAGGGACTGCTTTATTCGTGGCGTCATCATTCAGATGAATCGCTTTACCAAACTCCAACACATATTGACCAGAGACACTGTAGCCACATTTAGCTGTGTAAAGAATTGTCCTATCACCACCATTGGTAAATGCGGGGTCTATCCCGCACAAATTAATCGGCGCACCTCTCCACTCAACTGAGTTTAAAGCTCCCGTATTAGTGAGTTCATTCTCTGTGTATATCCCTGTGGTTTCATCACTATCAAAAAAGACGGCTCGAACCATTCTCATGTAGCCCCTACTCTCCACACCTAGCAAGGCTTTATCCTCGTCAAGTTTTTCTTGCGTTGGGAGCCACGGATAGATGACCTCTCCAGCTATAATGTTTGGGGATCTCTCACCATCTAGCCGAAGATACTTGCCGTTCCATTTTGTGTCCCACCCATCTGCGGTGTTAGTATCTACACTATCCCACCCATCTTTGGGGGTGGACCATATACCAAACGCATCAAACCTTGAGTTGGGGTTACTCATCCCAATCATTTGAAATGAAGGGTTTTTAGACAAGTTAGTTAGTCCAGCGTTCAAAATTGCTTCAGATAATTCTGATAGCTCATCGCCAATAAGTATGACTCTCTTCTGTTTGATTCCGATAAACTTACCCACTGCTTCCTTAGTCTTACTTTTTTCCGCTGAGATCAAAGAAAGTCCTGCTCGCTCGATTAGAATTCCTTTCTCGTTGATGTAAGCCGCATTGCCTATTGAATCCCGAATCTTGATTGGTGCATCATCAATCACGGACAGGAGAGACATCACACTACCCCAGATTCGTTTGCGAGCTTCACGAAGCGTGGTGGATGTCATCAGGACCAGAGTGTCTTGGGGTTGAGATAACCAGTTAACGATTCCCCAAGCAGCCATAGTGTGTGACTTACCCGAAGATGCGGAGCCTCCGACGGCTAGATATTTATTTTCTAATGCCGCCCGTATCATCAACTCTGCCCAAGGGTGTTTGACGCATAGTTTTTCTGGTAACTCTTCGTTGTTGAACAACTCATCACAAATTCTCCAGAAGTAATATTCGCGAGCTACAACAGTTTCATGGTTTGCAAACCCATAGAGAAGCGCAGTGATTAAACTAGTTGGGGGGATTTGGAACCCTCCAACGTCCATCTTCTTAGTCTTTGCATCAATACGGGGTTCTAGTAACTGCTTGCTCCGCTCTTCGTTTAAAGCCATAATGTTGTCACACAATATATCTATATGAGCGGGAATCCTAAAGAAGAAATTCAAGAACGTGCTGTGCAAATGTATCGAGCTGATTGGAAGACTGCAGCTATTGCTAAGGAATTAGGAGTTCATGCGGGAACAGTTAGGAGATGGTTCAAGAAGAGGGGAATCCCTGCTAAGAAATCAGGTCTGGTTAGGAACGATCAAACTGGGGAAGAGGAAACACCCATCGAGCAGAACTTCGAGAACATGACGGATGAGGCTGTAATGCGAGCGAAACACGATGCACGAATCAAAGAAGAGCAAGATATTCTTGAGATTGCTGAGAGTCAGGCAAGCCCTGCTGACAAGTATCAGAACTATATGGCTATGGCCGCAATCCGACTAGCGCGAGACGGTATGAAGAATATCAACGCACCTAAGAATGTGAGAGAGCTTTCAGAACTAGATCAATTGATCCGAAGAAATTTAGGTCTTAACTCTAAGACCGGAGGGGGTGCAGCTAGCAAAATGCAGATCGACATATCAATTCTAAATAACAAGAAAGCGGATCGAGGTAAGGGAACCATAATCGATATCCAAAGCGATGATTAATAGTTTCGATTCTTTCTCGTGGGACTACAACCCCAATAAAGATCCATATTCTAACAGATCCAAATCAACTCCTGAAAATATATTTGATAAAGAAGATGGTGACTACTCTGAGATTATATTTTTTGGGCAACTGGAAGAGGCTTTGTTAGGGGTAGTAGAACAATTAGATAAGCCACCTATTGCTTGCTATTCTAGTGCGGTGGCTTTAAGTATTCTTAAAACGGAACATGGTCTGACAGAAGAGGACGCTAAATTTGCACTTAAAAAACTTATGGATGTTGACTTGGGTGAATTTGCCCCCTGCTTCCTCGATACTAGTATTGTAAAATAATGAAATTTTTTGATCACAAAGAAGTGGTAAGTGACCCCGAAGTCTTGATACGAAAGGAACGTGATGATGGAGACTTTGATTTTTCTGTAAAGAAACTTGAAGGAGCTTTTTATAAAGTCGTCCCATCTAATGCCAGAGAGATTCTCTTCCTAAAACAACTGAAGAAAAACGTATTCAAATACACCCCCGCAACAGGTGATGGATTAATCGTTACTCTAAACGTGCTGTGATTGTTGGCGTAGATAACGGATTGGACGGTGGACTCGTCGCTCTCTCTGATCATGGTTTGATCATTGATAAGATTGCAATGCCCACAAAACAGATGTCAAAGAAGCGTGAAATTGATGTCCGAGAAATTAAGAAGTGGTTGACGTATTTAAACACGCCCTTCTTACTAGCTATCGAAGAGCCACTAGCTCACGCTAAAAGTTCTCAAGCTGTTCGATCTATGGCATTGAGCTTCGGTAAACTTCTAGGCATGGCGGAGACCTGTGAGTTTGATGTCTGCCGTGTCTCAGTTCATAAGTGGCAGAAAGCGATCTTAGGATTTAGACCAAAAGGAACGACGAAGAAAACCGCTCTGGCCAAGGCTGAAGCTATAGCGCCAGAAGAAAACTGGTTAAAGAACAAGCGGTGTAGAACCCCCCACGATGGAATGGTTGATGCGTTCCTGATTGCCCGTTATATTTGGGAAGGGAAAAAAATTGAAGAAAGTTCTTGAGTAACTTTTTGGGTCTGTCATGTTCCCGATATGGTCACACCAAATCACACAGACAGAGGACACGCTGAGTTCTCTCCTAGTCAACTGAAATATTTGGCAGGATGCTCTGGCTATGAAGGTCGTAGTGGGACAAACGCAGCCGCTGCGATGGGGACTAGAATACACGAAGCATTGGAGATCGAAGACCCATCCAATCTTCAGAGTGAAGAAGAAGTCAGTATATATAACGAGATACTGACTGATCAAAAAGAATACTTATCCGCTTACGAATCTGGGAGAAATCTTACTGAAGAACACGCAGAAATTCAACTCGATGTTGAACTAAACGGCACTTCGACTTACGGAACCTGCGATTACCTTGTGATATTTGACAACAAGGATGGTGTGTTAATTGACTACAAGACGGGAATCTCAAAGATAGATACACCCGCTAAAAACTTTCAGGCTAAGGCTTACACGTTAGGGTGTTTCCAAAAATACCCCGAACTCACCTCTATTGAGTTTGTATTCTTTGTCCCTCAACGTAATGAGATTTTGTCGGATACTTTTAATCGGGGAAACATTGATGAACTGATCGACGAGTTGTCTGATGTTATTTTAAAAGCTGAGAAGGTCCGGCCCAAATGGGAGACGGGGACTCCCAGTCTGGAAGAATTGACCCCCACTGTCGATTGCAGGTTCTGCAAGCATGAAGATACCTGCCCCGCTCTCGGTGGTTTAGTCGTTGAAGTAGCTAAAAAAGTAGACCCCCAATTACCTGACGTTGACCTAGACACAGTCGAAGACCCAGAAGTAGTCGAACAGCTCTATATGATTGCAAAGATCGTCACTAACTGGGCAGATCGTTTCAAAAAGAGGGCGATTAAATTAGCCGAAGATGGGGTTGAATACCCCAACCTTCGACTTAAGACTATGAGGGGTCGTAGAAACGTGACCGACTCAGATACATTTTTAAAGATTGCTAGAGATTTTGGGGTTGATAGTGAAGAAGTTTTACGCCATGTATCTCTGCCGCTCGCCAAGATTGCGAAGGCTGTTGGAGACACGGCTGATAAGGGTGAGAAGAAAAGACAATCAGATCAATTTTTAGATGCCTGTAATGACTCAGGTATTATTGAAGAATCTGCTCCTCGACGAACTTTGTCGTAAGCAAAAACAGAAACAACGAAACATAGAAACATAGAAACATGAGCAAGAAAACAAATGAGCTAGCTGAAGCTCCAAACTCCAGCCTATCAACTCCATCGCTATCTGATACGTTGGACCACAGTGATATTGACATCCCGAGGGTAAACGTGGTCCAAAAGACTAGTGACATCTTCGGAGCCGACGGGGAACCAGCACCATACGGTAGCCTAGTTCTTGATAAGCGTGTCGTCATTTCTGCACCGGAGGAAGCAATCCCTGTTGTGCCGATGTCCGCCGTAAAATCTTGGCGGGAGGACATTCCTTTCGACAATGATGAGATGCCTCGAATTGCAACATCTCAAGATGAAAAGGCGCAACTAGTTTTGGATAGCGAATATCCAATCTTGGAATTTGCTGAGATTACATTATTGTTTAAGGGTGGAGAAGACGATTCAGAAACTTTCCCTTTTCCTCTAGGAAAATCAAACTACGCCATTGGGCGAATTAACGTAGCAAAAGATGCATATCGGCAGACATTTAAAAGACTCGCTACCTTTGCGATGTTCAACAAGAAAACACCGATACATAACAGACTTTGGAATTTTAAATCCACTCTTATTACTAGGGGTAAGTATAGTTGGTATGCACCAGCTTTGGCGATTACGAACGAAGAGCCGTCGGAAGAAGTCTTAGATTTTGTAGAAGGGTATTTAGGACATGAGTAAAGTTAGCCCAAGCCCACAAGACAGGAGAAAGATTCTTGAGATTGAGATTTCAAAAATGCGCGAACTAATCCAACGGATTGAGGAAGCAATTGAAACATCCAAGCTCGACCTGCAAATGTCAAATGTTGTATTGGATTCTCTTGAAGATGCCTTTAAAGCTCTACCTGAGCAGACGGAAATCGCAGTTGCGGAAATCGTTGAAGACTTGAAATAATTTTTGGGACAGGGTAATGCGGCGGCGACTTTCGTATGCTTGCTGGTTATTGATCATCGCCTTGGGGGTAACCGCATAAAAGCCCCCCACCAAAATAAAGCCCCACCCCCACGACTATGGGTTTCCATCACCTAGGGGGTGGGGCTACTTTTTTAAATATACATGAATAAAATTATATATGCTGTGGACTTCGAAACATACTACGACAAAGAATGTAGTATTCGAA